CTGTAGGCGGCGGCGGAACATCAACAACACTAGTAGATAATGAAGTATTAGCATCACTACCGTTTGGATCTGAACGATTAGCTGTTAAATCAACCGATAAAGTACCAAGCCCTTTGCCCGATGTAGAAATTGTAACACTGCCGTCAGCTGGTCTACTAGTGAGGCTGTTATCAAAAGAGCCATCTGGATAATTAATAACTACATCAACATCAGTAGCGTTTGTTGTTGTCCAAGATGCTGTAACACTATCGCCAAGCTGTACACTTGATGTTATATTTGATGAATCAAATCGGGCATTCAATGCTGGTGGAGTAACTGTAGTGTCGGCAATGCCTATAGGATCAACAGATTTAAGTAATCCTGAATTATAACCATTTCGCCATATGCTTATTGTATAAGATTCTGAACCTTCTGTTATGTAATCTGCTGTTGCATTACGCACAATCGAAGCAGTACCTGATGAATTAATTGTTCCTGTTCCACTAGTTTTGTTATCAGTAAAATCTGCTGAGGATGCTGTACCAGTTGTTGTCCAATAAAATGTTGTACCTTGTGCTACATTACTTGTAGTTATGTTAATAGTGTGCGTATACACACCTTCGTTAATTACATTATTAAAGCTCGGATGATTGGTACTTGATGTAAAGTTCCACACTTCTGGACTTTGAGATGTGTCATTTATAGTAACTGTTGCACTTTCAGCTACTTTATTTGTGTAACTAGAATCAGTATAAAGATGTATTTGGTATTGCTCTGTTGTACTTTCTGTAAACGTATCGTTTGTTAACGTTCTTGGAATATTTGCAGTACCGGCATTATAAGAGCCCGTAATCTGCACACTGCCTTGATTTTTATTATCAGTAAAATCAGCAGCAATAATATTTCCACTAATAGGAGCCAATGCCCAATACAATGTAGTTCCTGTGTTTACTTTTGTAGTGTCAACTACAAAGGTAATTGTAGCACCTTCGTTTTGACTGGTTGCAGAAGGTGTAATACTGTATGTAGGAACAACTACTGGTACTTGAACTGTACCTGTAACTGTTGTTATCGCAGAGCCGCCTGGTCCAATAGCAGTTAATCTAGCACTCGATGTTCCAGCTGTAGACCAAGTATATGATCTATTTCCACTAGTAGATAATCCTGTCCCCGAATCAATTGTTCCGTCTGGGTTAGTAATATAATAATTAACAGATGTAGAATTTGTTGTTGTCCAGTAAACTGTTTGAGCAACTCCTGTATTTACTGTAGACGGTTGCCAATATGCCGAAATAGTTGGTGGATTTGGCAGTGCTACTCCATTAAAGACTGCAACATTTTGCCCGACCGGGAGATCTGTTATTACAACTGTGTCTGTTGGAGTGCCGCCTATGTTTACTGAGCCGCTCGGAACTGCTATTTTAATATTATTAAATAATGTTCCAAATACATCTTCGTCTATGTTTTCAGTTGATGTATCTTTAAAGTAAATTCTAAACTGAATTTCGTTGCTAGAAAGTTCAAGAGCATATACTTCATAATAGCTACCACTGTACAGTGCTCCTGATTGTCTATACACTAATTGATAAGAAGATGTAAGTTGATAATTACCTATAGACGTAGGACTTCCAACACCTAACGAACTATCGCATCCACTAGCACTAAATCTAACAGAACCCATTCCACTTAGTAGATTTTTCCAGTCATTAGTTTTGCTTTGAGAAAATGCCCAAGTTAGTCCTGCATCGAGTCTAATTTGACCACCTGCATTAAAAAAATGCCTACGTTGTTGTGCTGTATTAAAAGTTACCTTAAATATATGACTTAAAATACCATTCCAGGAACCTTGCGCTTCAGGTCTTTCAACATCTATAGAATTATTATTAATATCGGTTAAAGGTATAACGCTGTACTGACTAGAATCTATTTCAAACTTATCTTGTTCAATAGAAGTCATTACATTTTCTAAATATGTAATATAAGTTTCTTCAATTTTATCTGCATTTGTTCCGTTTAAATCAAAATTACCAACTGGTGTTGATAGTTGTGAAAATGTACCTCCTATTTGATGTACTCTTGCTCTAATAATATCTCTATAAAGAGTTTCGTATTCTTGAGGGGAAATTAAATCAGTGTTGACAGTGTTTACATCATAGTCGCCAGTTACAGTACTTGAACTGTACGATTGCCCATAACCAAACTGTGGATTACTAGACAACGAAGTACCAAGGACTGTCCTTATTCTATTTTGTAAATTGTTAAATCTAGTCGCTAGTACACTATTTGGCATTATCAATCCTCTATACGATATTTATCGTTTTAAAAAACTGCGTATAAATTACGAAGATCTGTTAACGCCAGTCCATGAACGCCTAAATACTTGTCCGTCGCCTTCAGCTTTAAGGAATGTAAACGAGCCTGAACCACTACCAACTGTCAAAGGTCTAATACAAAGATTAACCATAACTGTTTGACCTGTAACCAGTGAATAGTTTTGAGTAGCATATCCACTGTCGATATTACTGCTGCCTTTCCCGTCAACTAGTACTGCCCAAGCTGTTGGACGACTAGTTTCTTGTACCGTAACTGTACCGCTTCCGCTTGTACATTGTATAGTATACGAATAACATACATCTCCATAGGTTTGAGGAACATTAAAGTTCATACCAACAGTTGGTGTCACTGTAAACGTAAATGTTGACGGTGGCGGTGGTGGAGGTGGAGGTGGTGGAGGTGGTGGCGGAATTTGGAACGCTGGCATTGATCTATCATGCGGTTTAGCCCATCTTTCCCCACTCATACTTGGTTCAACTAATTGTAGTCCTGCATTTGCAACTCTTGTTTTAAAATAATCATACGATGCTTGAACTTGTTTAGTTGTCATACTGCCTGAATTATCAATAGATAAAGATACAACGGCGCCTTGTTGTAAAGAACTTAAATTTGCTAGTCCAAACCAATCTTCTCTACTTCCAGTAGATCCGTTGTCTCTGCGTATACTTGTTTGAAGTGATCCGTTGTAACTGCTTGGTATTTTTAATCTATCAGATGAATAACCAGTTGGCTGTAATAATACAAATCTTCTGTTTGGATAATGAGAACTAAAACTATTCCAATCTGACTCAATTGTACCCGACGATGGACTACTTTCGTCAATCACCGAAATACACACAGTTCCATCATATGATAAAACATTTGATGCAGGTGGTGGTGGCGGTGGTGGAGCCGATGATCCATAATACTGACAATATGTGTAAGTAGCTTTAACTCCGCCTCTTGCTAGTTCAGGTTGTTTTGAAATATCAAATTGAGCTTTTGTAGCTGCTTCTCCGGCACTAACCCATAAGTTGTACCAATAATTTAGTCCTTCGTATTCTGCAGGTCTACCTAAATCGCTTAGATACCAACCATTAATTGTAGAAGCAGCAGATGTTTTGGTTGACGTAACTAAAGATCTATTATTAAATACGTTATTATCATTATATACTAAAACCATGCCAGGCTGATATATAGCCAAAGAATCTGAGAAAGGAGCAGGATCTTGGCACGGTGGAGGTGGTGGCGGAGGTGGTGGTGCCGGAGCAGGTGGTGGTACCGGAGTAGCAAACGAAGATAGTGCTGTAATTGTACTATACGTTGGTGCTGCTACTGTAACATTTGTTGTATCCGCTCTATAATGCTGAACAGTTGTTGATAAATTACCATCAACATTATTATCTATTTGTGGATCTGCTACTACGTCATTAAATTCTAATCTAAACTCTATAGTACTTGCACTTGACTCTTTGGCTTTAATAGTAAACAAATTTCCAGCATATATACCACTGTATGTCCCAGCGCCTGTTTTAGAATATATTGTTTGGTAAGAGCTTGTTAAATCATAATTTCCTATTGCCTGACCACTACCCGAATTGGTAGTTGTTGTAGTTGTATGATTAAAACTTATTGTACCAACTTCATTTAATAATGCCGACCAATCTCTTCCCTTTGGAGTTGAAGCACTAGCATTTGCTGCTGAAATCCTAATTTCGCCGCCACTGTTGAAAAAATGTCTACGATGATCTGCGTCTGCAAATACTACACTAAATGTATGATAAATTAATCCGTTCCATCCGGATTGTCTAGAACTTCCTATACCTGGCTCTAAACTTGCTTGGCCAATATCCATTAAAAACTTATCAGTTTCTATCGAAGTCATTAAATTTTCAAAGTCAGCAATTCCTTTTAATGCGCCTGAAGGATCTTGAACTGAAATACCAGAATCGTTAACATAAAAGCTGGATTCATCGGCAATAATGTTTAAGTTTCTAATTAGTTCTTGAATTTCTGTAGGTGTTGTACCAACTTGGTGCAACCTAGCCCTTACCATATCTGCATATATAGCATTTATATCTGCTGCTAGGACTAACTGACCGCTAGTGTTTGAAACTTGATAACTTGAAACTGATTCGCCGTATCCGTTTTGACCGGCGCCATTTCCCATAATTGCTTCAATTCTTGCTTGTAAGTTATTGAGTCTTGCTGCACTTATTTCTGCCATGATGATTCCTTAAACTTTTAGCACACATTCTACTAGTTTTTCACCTTCATCATTATTAGTTTCGAGTGCAATTCCTACTAAACTGTTAGATGCTATAGTTGATGCTGCACCTTCTTCACTGGCAACATATACTTGTTGTCCTTTACTAACTGGTCCGACTACTCTAACAGGAACACGCCCTTTGAGACCAATATATTGACCTTCAATGTCGCTGTTCATCATATAAGCAGGATTTTCTGATATAACACCAATTGCTATATCTCCAACCTTAGTTGGCCTAGCTTCTGCTTCGCCGCCAACTGCCATCACAGTTCCTACTGGATGTTCTTCTTCTGTAGTATATTTTTCTGCTAAGTCAGCATAACGTGCTGCTGTTGCAGTACCTTGGAATAAATTTGCCGCAACATTACCTGTTGCGTCTCTAACTGCAACTGTGTTATTTGTTGCACTTACTGCTGCTGTTCTAAAATCACTTCCTACACGCAAACTTGTTGCTTTTGTTGCTTCACCAACAAAATTAACAGCATGTACATCTTGCCAACGCAGCGAAGTAGTACCAATATCGTAAGTATTATCAAGAGCTGGAATAAGTCCTGTAATGTTTATTTTACTTACTGTAGTAGGAGTACCTAAGTTATTAGTAACTTTAAATAAAATTTCATTGTTAACGCTGGCTTGATTTTCTAATACTGCCGAAGTGCCATCCATGTATATTTTAAAATCACCAATTAATAAACCATCATCTGAAAACTCAACTAATTGATCAAACGTTGTTGTTTCTCCTGGTGATGAAACAACAAAATTACTTGCATCAATACCGCCTAATTTTAATGCGTTAGATGATGTACCCCAAAAGTAATGATCTGTGGTTGTAACGCCTGTAGTAGGAGTATTAATAAGTGTAATACCCTTTTTAATTGTAGTAAAGCCGGTTATAGGGGTTGCGTCATTTAATGTAAATTCAACACTACTAAGTGTAGCAATAACTTCATCTTCTAATGTTGCTGCAATAACTGATCTAGTTGTACCTTGTAAATCTAAAACCTCTAGGCTTACCATTTGTGTTACGCCTTCGCCGGCGTTTTGAGGTCCAATCAATACAAAATCACTACCATTATATACATACAGTTGATCGTTTGCAGAATCCCACCAGAAGTCTCCTGACGTAAGTCCTGTTGGCTGCGATGAACTTACAGCAGAACCTCCTGTTGTTCTCCATTGTGTTCCATCATAAAATTTTAATTTGCTGTTTGCAGTATCAAACCAAATCTGTCCGCTAAGTGCCCTTGGTGGTTGATTTGCTCCTGCAAAATTTTCCAACAAGAATAAGAAATTTTCGTTTTGTATTTCGCCGTAACCAGCGTAGTTTTTACCAATAAATTTAAGATCAGTAGTTTGGTCAACTGTACCGTCCTCAACTATTGTTAAAACTGTATTATTGTATCTGTCAATTTGATAAGCCATCTTCGTTAAACCCCTAATATAATAGTGCTTTAAATTATTTATCGTATTTTACGGATAAGTGGTCGTCGACACATAATCCCATGTAGTTCCATTACTTTCAAACACCATCATTGTTCTAGCAGGTGTCAAGCTAACAACACCTGACGCTGTATTTCCTGCTGCAACGTCTTGCACAGCAGATTCATTCAATGGTGCGCCTGCATCAACTGCAACTTTTGAAAGAACTAATACTTCTCCATTATCTGGATCTGTATTATCTCTAATGTTAACTACAATACCACTAACTGTTGCACCTGCATACGATGTACAGTGTATTCTTGCTATTTTCCCTTCATTTCCCGGTATAGCAGGATATAAATCATTTAAATATCCTGCTATAGAATTTTGTAATCCTGCACCAGTTCCTAAACCAGTAATATCCATACTAAATGTAATAGGTGAATTTAATACTTCGTCATCTACATATTCTTTGGTTGTAACAGAGCTATCGTCATCTTCTGTTAATGATCCTCCACTTGCGGCTGCAACTCTTGCACTGATAGGTGTCCTTGCACCGTAAATTAGTTGATTTTCATTAACTGTAATTGTGCCTTCTGACGGTGTTGTTATTCCTGTAACAAATTTTAAACTATTCGTAGATGATAATATTAAATTAGAACCTGTGTTTCTTATTTCGTTCGAACCTATTCCGCTATCAGTGTCTCCAATACTTATGTTCTGTACATTTAAATAATTTAATTGACCAATTTCTATTAAATCAGGTGCATAAAGAATGTTTGTTAGACTATCTGTTGTTAATTTAGGACTTCCGTTAACCATATACGAAAGTGAATTTGATTCCAAATTAAAGTTTTGATTAGATGTCCATGCCGGATAAACTTGATCTTTTACCCAAGTAAGTGTTTTATTTGAATCTGATGACGCAATTATAATACCTGCACCATCAATGACTGTGTCATCGCCTATACTACTATCATTTAATGCTGCTAATTCAATATGTTTATCTTCTACACGAAGTGTACTAACTTCAATAAGCGTAGAATCACCTTCGATTAATAAATTTCCGGTAACACGTAAATCGCCTTCAACATCTAAGGTATACTCTGGTAACCTATCAGTTGTAAAAATACCAACTCTTGCCGTGCCAGCATCAACGTAAACAGCATCGACAATAACACTCTCAAATTGACTAGATCTTACACGTAAACTTAAATCATGGTCTCTTAGTTGATTTTCTATATAAAAACGATCTTGAACAACTTTCTGTACATTATTTTGAGAAAGTCCAATTGTTAAACCACCTTGGTTTTGGATAGTTAATGTACCTATTGTTGTGCCGTTATTGTCTGATGGTAAAAAACTGTCAGCTGTTCTAATGGTACCATTAGCTGTAACTAACGCATTGGCTGAGTTTGCAATTCCTCTAAATTTATAATTAGCCGAATCAATAATATTAAAACCAGGATAAATTGTTCCTTCTGGATTATTCTCTGTAACTAGCCCTAATATTCTTTCAGAGTAAATAGGAGTAAATTCGATATCACTAACAATTGCTGTTAAAGTTCCTCCAACAAACAATTTTGCTATAGTTCTCGATCTACTAGTAGCATCAAGTATGCTTTCGATTATAAATCCGCTTGTTCCTTGTGACTCGGTATAATCAGGCCCTATTAGTATAGTATCTGATCCATCATATGCATAAACTTGATTATTTAAATTATCAATCCATAAGTCACCTGCAACCATTTGCGGTCTATTATCTTGTACATATGGGCCGCCGCTTGCTTTCCAAATTGTTCCGTCATATACTTTTAAACGTTGTTCTGTAGTGTCCCACCAAAGTTGTCCGCTAAGTGGGTTACTTGGTGCCGCAGTGCTTGAAAAATTTTCAAGCAGTCTTATAAAGTTTTCGTTAAATGCCTCACCGTAACCTGTATAATTTCTACCTACAAGAGTTAAATTGGTGCTATCAGTATCTATCTGCCCATCTATTAAATTAGTTAATATTGTTCCGTCTGTTCTGTTTAATTGATAGCTCATCTTATTGTCCAGTGTATATTATATAATTGATCGTCAAGTACGGATTCATTGTGTCTATTGGTTGTCCTAAAGTTTGTGATGTTAGTACTCCTCCACTAGTTGAAAATCCTTGAGTTCCGCCGGCGCCGGGTTCAATTGGTAAATTAATTGCTTCAACATCTAACGGAGCCCCAGATCCAACTCTAATTCCGTAATATTGTGTTCCGCTTGGTCCTTCTAAATCGTGTTCGTGTTCAGGTAAGTTTTCAATACCAATAGTGTTTTCTTCTGAACCTCCACTATTGCCTACTGCATCTGCACCTAGGTCTGTAACACGGTTGGCACTAGGTCCTCCCATATTGTCTGCACCAAGCGCAAATCTTCCTCTTAAATCAGGCAGTGTAAAGTAACTTACTCCATTATCAGACACTAACGATGGATCTTTAAAATTATGTCCAATAGCATTCCAAAGGTCATTATAATCTGATTTTTTAACTTCTCGTCCATCACACAACAACCAACCTTCTGGTGCAGTTAATCCTCCATAAGGGACAATAACACCCGGCGGAGTTAATGGAATAGTTTTTAAGAAATTACGTTTCGAAACTCTATATAGTCCAGTAGTACCTATAGTTTTATTAATTAATATTTCGTCTGCGTTTTCAACATCATATGTAACATTCTTGTTTGAGATAAAACTGTTTGTAATTCTTACATCAAATGTCTTAGTACTTCCGCCAGTTTGGCCGTCGAACGCAAAACTATTAGTAGCTACATCTCCACTAACAGTAAATGTAGTTGCACTTGACAATCTATCAGCACTACCTGCTCTTCCTGAAACAGTTCCGTTTACATTACCTTGGATATTTCCATAAAATGTATTAGCATAAATTTGATCATATTTGTTAGCTGCTGTTCCGATATTTCTTACGCTTGCATTATCAGGTGCAATATTACCAGTTGTTATTACGCCTGCACTTCCTTCGCCTTGTTTCATAACAAGATCGCCGCTTACATATAAATTTTGTGCAATACTTGCGCCGCCTTTGATGACAACAGAACCTTCTCCTGTGTCGGTTGCATTAATTGTACTTTCTATGAAAAGTCTACCAGATAATTCTTCACCAACTGTTGGAGAAATTTGTACATTACCAACAACATCAAGTTCTTCGTCTGGTGCAATATTATTAATTCCTACTTTTTTAGTACTATCTATTCTTAAAACAGTACTAGTAGTTGTGCCGTCTCTTAATTTAAAGTCAATATTCGAACCACTAGTTGTATTTTCAATAACACCAGCAGTGCCTTCTATTTGTATTTTTAATTGTCCGCCTGTTCCAATTTCAATCCCGTCATTAGACTTTACTTTTAATTGGTAGTTAGTTGTAGAGGCGCCGTCGCCTCTTAAAAAGTTTGCTGCGGAAACTGTTTCGCCAGCAATTACAAGAGATTCTGCCTTTTCAGCAGTTCCATAATATTTTAATATTTCAAGACCAACCAATGGTTCTGCAGATAAATTATATCCTGCTTTGATTCCTGATCTAAATCCTGGAATTGTTGTTTTAGGAACAAATGCTTGTTTTGAAATAATTGCGGCAGGTTTGTCTTCAATTTTAACTGTTAACACATTATAAGTTATATCATCCGAACCTATAATAGCTTCTGATTGTGCCCCAGTTAATAAACCATCTGAAAAACTAGGCCCTACTAAAACCCAGGCGCTTCCAGTAAATAGGTAAAGTTGCTGGGTATCAGTATTAACCCAAAGGTCTCCTGCAACAGAGTTAGCAACTGCTGGTTCTGCTGTTGCTTTTTTGAGCCCGCCTGCTGCACTCCAGGTTGTACCGTCATACACTTTTAATTGGTCAACGCCTTCTGTATTATCATACCAAAGTTGTCCTTCAACTGGACGACCAGGCGCAGTAGCGTTTGCAAAATTTTCAAGTAAGTGTAGGAAGTTTTCTGCTACTGCTTGTCCATAACCTGTACTTGATCTACCAGGAAGTGTTAAGCTAGTTTCAGTATTAAGTGTAGAATCCTCAACAATTATTGTGCCTTTGTTTACTGTATCAGTGTAACGAACTTCATATGCCATTGTCTACTCCCGTTACCCTGCTAAACTCTGAATACGCACTGTGTAGTCTATTTGAATAAGTCTATTCAAACTCTTCTGCACAGGATGAAAAATAACATGAGTGATTAGTCTGCCGTCACCTGAAGAACTGTAGCTTCTTAACCCTAGTTCATCAAATACATATGCATCATCTGTATTTGTTGCTGTGTCAAATGCAAGTTGGCCGCTCGGCTCACCATAATCAAGCAAACAACTAACTATAACATCAGTATAATTAGTTCCGCTTACGTGTCTAATTTCTGTATAGTTACGTGCAGGATCTAGATTGTTAACGCTACGATCATCAATTACTTTTGTAAAAGTTTGATTGTATAGTGTAGCGTTTGTACCTGTTGAGTTTGGTGTTAGGTATGTAATAATACCACTATCGTCAACACTAGTACCTCCATTACCAAAACTCATTTCGTAAATAAATCCTTCGCCAGCATTAGACAGGCTTTCAGCTAATGCTATACTCATATTCTCATAATGAATAGCATTACGCTTATCTACGTAAATTTCTTTTGTTTCAGGGTCACTTATTTTTATGTGTCCTTGAACTACTACTCCGTTTTTATCATGCATAATTTCGCTCATTGTTTTTCCTACACTGTATTTATTCTGGTAGCGCAGTTGTTCCTGCTCTCAAGAAATATCCTATGTCATTTTGTGTTTCACCTAATGTTGTTCCAGGTTCTGACCATAATTTACCAATTTTCCTTACAACAACTACTTTTTCAGCTTCACGAGGTATACTTTGCAGGACAATAGTACTACTTAAAATATTACCCTGTTCATCAATACTATTATCTAATCTAAAATCTGCAGGTAATACAAAATCACCTTTACTACTATCAAGTGCTTTAGTTGGATCAAATACTACTTTTTCATTTTTATTAAGACGTCTTCCTCCAACAAACACTTCAAATTCATTAACAGAATTTGCTATAAAATTAAGATCAACAGTATTAGTTCCGTATGTAACTTCTTCCTGTATTTGAGTTATGTCTTTATAAGGAATTGTTTTACTAATACCTTGGTCATAAACTCCTGTTCCTGCAGGATTTATATCTTTAACACCTGTGCCTAATGTACCTCTACGTAGTTGACGCAACATATTTTCTTCTTTAACAAAATATTCAATTCTTTCGCCATTAATAAAAATAACTCCCGGAATATTAGAATACTTGTTAGGTTCTGGCAATCTGCTTGCATCATCTACTTCAATTCTTAAATCATAATAATTTAAATCTTTTACCAATTTTGCTTCAGGGGAATCAAGTCGCTTAAAGTGGGTTCTATTAAGCATATCTTTAAATTGTCTAAATGCAAATTTTGGTCTGTTTACTTCTCCAGCAAAATGTACAATATCTATAACGTCATTTTGATTTGGTTTCTTAGATAAAATTACAGTTGTTTTATCATCACTTAACCTATAATCTCCACTAGGCGATAGTAACTCTCCGTTAACTGATACCCAAACATATTGAGTATCATGTGCAGGTTTACGTAATTTAATTTCGCCCACAGTTAATCTTTGATATGTAACATACTGAATGTCTTCTTCAAGCAAAATATCTCGAGTAATTACATCATAATTAATTCTTTCAAAAGACTGTATGTTGTGATTACTGAATTTAAATACTTCTACAGATTCATTTTGCGCAGGAGCTACATTAAGTACTAATCTATCACCATTAATTTGATATTCACCGTCAGTAACTACAAACACTTCTAATATATCACCTGCATTAGCAATACCTTCAGAAATTTCAATACTGCTAGTAAAAATATCAATCCTCCAATCAACAGGGGTTGAAAGTTCTTTTCCATTTAAAAACACTCTTAAATCACTTGCTTGTAATGCATTTCCAGGTTGTTGGAATGTTTCTAATTCAAATACTTGTAGTGTTGATTGTGTTACATCAAACTGTATACTATATCCTGCATTTAATATTCTATTACCTACTTTAACTAAAACATTATATGCTGTAGGTTCACTATAAAATGGTGCTGCTGATAACGTATATTCAACATTATTTCCGTTACCAACAAAACTGTCTTTTGTTACTTGACTATAATTAATCTCATCACTATTATTAAAGGCTGAATAATGTATTACCTTACCTTCTTCAGGAGTAATTTCAAACAATATTCCTACTCTTGTAGAATTAGGAATTTGTTCTATATAAACAGGAACTTTAACACCGTCTAGTGTTACATGAACTTGCATATCTTCTACATATTCTAAGTTTGTTTCATAGAATGCCGTAGAACCATCTGCTATAGTTTTTCCAAAATCAAGTATATCTTGGCCGGTTCTTTCAATTGCTACAATATTAAGCTCTGATGGTGTTAAAGGATTTTCAATTGTTACAGTATTATTTTTCCAATTAATAGTATAAGTATTTTCAGATAAAATTACGTCATTAAGTTTAACTATTACAGAAGGATTACTTCCTGGAGTAATACCCAATTTGTAAGTTAATTCTGCTGGACCTGTACCATCTAAGAAATAATTTTGACATTCTATTCTAGCAGTTCCGCCTGACTCTCTAGTGTAAACTTTAATATCTACCGTATCACTAACGTGTCCCGGAACAAACTCTTCCGGGCCGCCTGAAGTTGTTGGTGTTACAAAGCCGTCACCGTCAACTATTATTTCTTCTGCATTTACACCTTTAGCACTTGCATACGCAAGTGTGCCGCCGGTAAGTTGTGTATCATAACTTTCGGGATCTGGAATAAAACTACCATCACTTGTATTCTTACGTACTATTAATACATCATTATCTAATAATGTTATGTCATCTGCGCCCAAATCTAATACAGTTGTAACACCGTCACCGGTAATACTTTGCATTAATGCATTTGGGTTATTTATAGTATTAGATGTTCCGTAATTAGGATCGTCAACTCTGATTGGAACAAGTTCTCCTGAACGCTTAATATAAACATTATAAATTACATCTTGTTCAAACGGTTCTGGTAATTCAATAGCAGTAGTAGATCCATCAAATGTGAAAACATAATCTTCGTAACTATTATCAAATTTGTCCCAAGTATCTGTATACCATCCATCTGTATCCCAGCCAGCTGGACCACCAAAATCAAAACTTGTTATTTCAACTCCGCCATAGTCAATCCCAGACATAAGCTGTGCTAAATCTTTGCCAAACATATTGTCTAAAGGATCGTACCCATGATTAATTCTATCAGATGCTGTTAACATTGAAAGTGGCTTTTTATATTCAACTCTTATGTTAGCCAAGTATGCAGGTGGTGACGTAAAATTAATCTGTCCTTGAGATCTAGTATAACCTGCATCTTTGTTAGTTACGTTTTTAAAATTATAACTACTTCTTAATTGTTCTACATCATCAATATATACAATTACACTGTCGTTACGTAAATCCATTGGCCATTCTAAATCAAATTTAGTATTTAAATTGGTTCCGGTGAATTCTTCAATTTGTGCTAATGTTTCAATAAAATAACTTCCTGAAACTCTATCAAATTTAATAGTAACACTTGGATTTCTAACTACGCCTTTTCCTAAAACAGGAAATGCTTTTGCAGGGGTGCCGCCATCTTGTATTGCACCTTCAATAATGATTGTAGGAGCAGTTATGTATCCAGATCCCTCATTAGTAACTTTAATACTAGTAACTTTGCCATATCCTAAATATGCTTCTGCTGTAGCGCCAGTGCCGCCACCGCCTTCAATTTTAACAACAGGTTTATAAGTATATCCATTACCGCCATCAGTAACATTTATACTAGTCACTTTATAACCACTATTATCTAACCAGTGCTTACGAGGATATATTTTTATATTCTCATCAACATCAACAATTTGAGATCCATTTACTTTTGCAATTGACGGATTAATTGTTTTAGTAATATCGTCATATGCAGGAGCAAGATCAAAATCAGTTATAGAACTATTTGTATTATCAAGAGATTCGTAAGAACTTACAAATTCTCTAATAACTGTTTTATAAGGTTTTACTTCTTCAATATATGATTTATAACTATCAAGTGTATCTGTATTGAAGGTTACATCTTGTTCTAGGTATCCTAAATTATGTTTTGCTTTTACAAAACTTGTTTTAAATGCCCAATCAACATAAGGCTGTTCTGCAAATACATAGCGTAAACTTGCTAAGAACAGCTGATTATATTCTACTTTTAATTTATTAATAAAAATATTTTCTTTAATTGCTTTAAAAATAATTCTTAATTCGTTAATAGGATTATTATCATAGAAATAACTATCAAAACTTCTATTATCATATCCTACTGTATTTTTAGAATAATCATATAAAGAATCGTTAAATTGTAAAGTACCATTCTCTCGACCTATA